CAAGAAACGCACAACAATGCGCCACACTAGGTAAGGCATTCAATCCTGCTATTGGTAGATCATCTGGATGGACTATTGTTGATGGCGATATCAAAGCAGGACAAGTTGTAGCAACAAAGCAGTATAATAATGGTGGCGCCGATAGAGTTGGCGCAGGTTATCATACTGGTGTTGCTCTAACAGCACCAAATGAAAAAGGTGACTTTCTGCTATTAGAACAGTATAATGGTTCAGGTGGTGCCAAAACAAGATGGGTTAATAAAGATAGTTATCCAGCAGGTCATGGTGGAGGAACAACATCGTGGGGATTGATTTCATCTGGTGGTAAAGTTCATACTGAAATCTCACAAGAGGCACTTTCATATGGTCAACAGATAGCATCACCAGAACATAAAAAAGCTGTGGGAACTAACTCTGGTTCTCCGGGTACAGGTGGCGAAACAGCACCAGGTGTTGAAGGCAATATTGAATACGCTGGTTCTCCACAAGGACCAATGGGCGGCGCAACTGTAGGCGAAGGTGAACAACAGTCGGCTTCACTAATGCAACCAGTAGCAATGATGCAAAATCTTATGGGTATGATGGGAGGAATGATGGGCGGCCAGTCAGCATCGCCGCTTGGACTTATTACATCTGCCATGGGCTTTATTATGCCATTGATCGGTTCTATCGCCGGTGAAAGACTAACTGGTGAAGGTATGGGTGATGCAACCAGATTACCTAAGATAAATGTTGCAGGTCATCTAAGAGGACATAAGAGACATGGTCCTGCTGGAGGTCACGCTGCGCCATCATGGACTCCTAATGCTACATCAACAGGATATAAAGAAAATAGTAATCTAGTTAACTATGAGAGTAAGCATCTTGCTCCTGCTCTTGGTATTTCTCAACAGCAATACGCTGCATATAGAGAAGCAATGGTTTCTATTGAATCACAAGGCGGTAAATACAATCTTAGAGGTGGATCAAGTAATAGATTTAGCGGTGCCTATCAAATGGGACATGAGGCACTTGCAATATCATCTAAAATTTTAGGAGAAAAATCACCAGTAGAAAAGCGTAGTGTATCTGGAACAGGTAAACAAGCTGGTAGAATGGTTTCTCGTATAGTAGCAACGGATGATTATATAAACACTCCTGCAATGCAAGAAAAACATTTCGATGCATGGATGCTTGGATTGCATCAAGAGATGATGGGCAATAAAAAGTATGCTGCCATGCCTGCAGAAAAGAAACTGGAAGTTTTAGGCTTTGCTCATAACTCTGGTGGTCCTGCTGCGAAAAGATGGTTAAACACTGGAGCCGTTGCAAGAGATGCGAATAATTTTGATACAACAAAGTATGCTCAAAGAGTTGGTAGAAATCTAGCAGCATTAAAAGAACAGGGAGAAAGTGCTACTCAAGTTGCAGCAGCAACTCCAGCACAAACAACAGGTCAAGTAGGACCTAATCCTCCGACACCAGACGCTCCTGCTTCTTCTACTACACAAATGGCGCAGCAAGAAACTAGTGTATTTGAAAAAGGAAAAAAATTCATTTTTGGTTCAACAGGATCTGAGGCTAAGGAATCTGTTACACCAAGTGTATCGATGGATATAGGTGCTGTTCGTGCTCCAACAGTTCCATTTAGTAAAGAAGCTAGAAATGCGGAAGGCATTTATTCTAATCCTTCCAGAAGCGATATGATGACTCAATTTGGATATAAAAAACAGCTTGGTAGTGTCACTACACCACAATCAAGTGTATCAACAAATATGAGTGCTCCATTAACACCTATTGCATCAAGAGAAGCTAGAAATCCTTTAGGGATTTATTCTAATCCTTCCAGAAGCGATATGATGACTCAATTTGGATATAAAAAACAACTTGATAGTGCTACTATAGCGCCACAAACAAATGTTCCTGCAGCACCAGCTTCACCTACTACGGTAACTCCTACTAGAGGAGCTATGATGCAAGCGCCCGGTCCTGCTCCTGATGTTGCAACAGCGGCACTAAGAAATCAAATCAATACCACTGTTGCGACAACAACACAAAATAGAGAGGGTGATAGCCTGCCTTCACAAAGACAGCAAAGTGAACCAATATCTCAAACAGTTGTTCATAATGATATCATCAAGACACAAGCACAACCTTATGATAATCCATCATTTCATCGTGCAGTAAGTAGAGCATATGGAAGTGAAACACATGGTGAGATTGGACAAAATCATTTCAATAATGGTGATACTTCGTTTGGATAAAAAAGGGGAGCATTTCTGCTCCCCTCAATTCTTCTTAGTCTTCTAAGAGATTAAGAAACTCTTTTAGATCATCATCTTCCTCTTCTTGAACAACGGGCGCTGGTGCCTTGCGAGCAACCGGCTTAGGATCAGTGAAAGGAACATCCTCATCGTCATCCTCATCAACAACCTTTGTTGCCTTGACCTTAGCGAGATTTCTCTCAAGGACTTCATCGGTATATGTTGACTTCGCAGATGTTAGACCTAGAACATCATTTAGACGAGCCTTTAGCTGGTCATAGGTCTTGAAGTTCTTTGGATCGGTAATCTCCTTGAGGGAGTATTCTGTCTTCCAAATCTGTTCAAGTTCTTCGTCATCCTTAGAAAGAGGACCTGGTGTTAGAAACACCGATTCGTCATAGTTAGGAAAACCAGACTGACGGGTCATCTTCAACTTGAAGTTAGCGCCTTCCCAAAGATCATATGGATTGACCTTGGCTTCCGACTCAAGGTCTGGATTCATCATCTTTGTAATCTTATCAAAGATTTTCTTGCCATACTTGAATAGAAAGACCTTACCTTCATTCTGAGGATTCTTAGGATCGCTCACAACAAAGATATTGGAAACGTAATGAAGACGACGCTTCTGCTCACGGGCCTGCTTACGCTCAGGTGAATTTTCATCAGAGGTAGCATTCCATAGCTGTGAGTTATACTCTGAAACAGGATCCTTCTGACCAAGAGTGGTCAGTGACTTCTCAATATACCACTTACCATTTAGCTTGTTCTGGAAGCCATGATCCCAATACTGTGCCCATGGAAGAGCATCGTCGCCGTCAATGGCAGGACCAGGTAGAAAACGAATAACAGCAAGTGCATTACCTGCCTTATCTTGAGTAGGCTTCCAGTAATTGTCTGTTGAATCGTCTTTATCGTATGTGGGCTTATTGATTTCATCAACCTTCTTGAGAAGGCTAGAAAAGTCCTTGGATTGTTTCTTGAGGTTTGAAAAGTTCATATATTTTCTCCGTATAACGTTGTATAGTTTCTTGTCCACATAATCATAATATAAGGTCGTAGTATAACAGGGACCGAAGTCCCTGTCAAGTGATATTTAGTCGGATTGTACCATAACTGGTTCTGAATTTGCTGGAGGGCATTCTTCACCAGAACATTCCTTGTTTGTCCACATTTCCTTGGCTAGTTCAACTCCTGCCATGAAACCGTCTTTAAAACCTTCTTTATACTCATAGTTTGCCATTTGATTCCCCTTATTGTTATTGTTGTTAGGAAACAGATATGACCTGTCTTCGTTTATTTAGTTGGAAATCCTGGAGGTGGCTCCAACTCGCCACTTTGCATCGCTTCAAAAAACTTGCGAGCATCTTCACGGGCAGCATCGACGCCATCCTTATATCCATCACGATAACCTTCACGATAAAACTCATTTTCTGTCTTCACTTCATTCACTGTCTTGGTCATTTACCACTCCATTCTAGGATCGTTTAAATCTTCCCATTCCCATTTACCAATGGAATCTCTATTTGTCTGTTCAACTGCGGAACATTCAAAGCGAATCTCTTGCCATGTCTTATCTCCCCATACACGGCGAGGATTACCACACCAAATACATCCAGTTACACCACAATCCATTGCATCCATCTTGTGTAACTTATGCTTGTTATTGTCGTTATAATATTCGTTATGATTTGTTTTGGCGATATTGAACTGACGTTCAATGTGCCGATGTTTCTGTTGGAATCTTTTCTGTCGCTTTTCTTTATTCATTCAGAATGATCTCCAAATAATGTTCAACTTCTTCCGAAGGTAGAAATGTAGTCTTTGTTTCTGTTTCGTATAGTTCAATCTGCGAAGCATGAGAACCATCATACTTGTAGAACACCTCGTATCTTCCGTCAACCCATCCTCTTAATATGTCAGATGCGTTTCCCTCTAGTGTCTTCATTGACCTTCTCCTTCAGTATGGCTTTGAATTTCTCGGCATCATACTTTACGAACGGTCTTAACTTGCGGAGTTTCAAAGCAACTCTTGACCAGATGATATCATCATCTCCAAGATATTTATCGAACTTTGAAGCGTATGGTATAAAGTCATTTAGAACTGCCGCAGACTCCATAGCAATAGACTTCCGCAGAATAAGAGTAACAATGAAAGGATACTCACCATCGACAATATCAAAAGCATGTTTGCAACCATGTTCAAATACTTTGTCCACATCATTTCTGAAAATGTATGAGAGTGCCTGTCTTCTCTTTTCGGACTCCCAGAATGCTCCATGTGCATCTTCTCCTAACATATCGGTGATATAGTGACGATCTTCTAGCAGATTAGCAACATAAAAGTTTTTGAGTTCCTCGGCATTGTATAGTTTTGCCACCTTCTCAAAGAAAGCCTTATCGTTGCGTTTTAGATATGACTCCTTGGTAGCACGGAGTTTACCGTTCATTAGAAAGAAGTCATACTTGACCTTGGTGAAATGAGTTCGCAAGGCCAAGAATAACAGATATGCTCCATAACCAGAGAAGTGTTTCATTTTGTTTGTTTTAGATAGTCCAATGCTATTTTAGTATCATTACGAAGTATATTATCCATTTCATTCATCGAATTAGGTCCGTATTTGCTTATAATGTCATCGAGTTCAAATGGCTTTTCGGTATCGCCCATCGCATTTCTGGTGAGGTCATCAAGATAAGAATTGTTCCTATTAGCTATATTTTGTAGCGCCGTTCTGATACCTGCCGCAACTTGGTTCGCTTTGACCACCGGCTTCTGCAAGGTCGACGCTGGCCAGACCTTATTATGATCATCAAGTTTCGTCGGAGCATCGACACGGACCTTACGAAGCATTTCCTCTAGTGATTGTGACTTTGACTTTAGTGGCTCGTCAATCATGAGGTCTTCTTTTGTCTTCCAGTCACGACCTCTAAACTTATCAAGACGCCACTTCTTCACTTTCTTCTTACCATTGACAATAAGGTGCTTCTTCATAATGGCGTCATATGTTTCACGGGTGATAAACAGTCTACCTTCATGATAAGAAGCCATACAATGAACTAAGTCAAAGTGATCAATCAATGCCTTGCGATCAATAAAGTCGGTCTTGATATACTGAACCTTTGAATCGTGATTGAGTGCGGTAGCAAAAACATGTTCGTTGCTATAATCATCATCCTCGTCCAGATGATACTTTACTGTCCATCGACCAGACTTTGTGGCAAACATTCTTTCAAAGTAATCACCAACGCCTGTCTCACCAGGTTTGAGAATAAAAGTATCAATGTCATTGATTGCTTCATTCCTTAGCAAGGACGAAATACAGCCGCCGGCTACAACTGCCGAAAATCTAAACCAAGGCAAATCTACAGATTGAACATCTTCTTTGTTCCAGTCTTTGACATATCTTTCTTCAAATAGTCCAACGTCTTTGATTAGTTTTTCTAGTTTGTGCTTAGTATCGCTGATATGAGCCGACTCTTCTCGGCTAAATGCTTCACTTGTCATCATATAGTCCTTCTTATAGAGGGAGTTGTGAGGTATTGGATTTCTTGAGGTAGTGGAGTTCTTCGGCTTCTAGTTTGATTTTGGATTTGAGAACGCCTGAGACTAACTTTGCAGCGGTCTCCAATTCAAATCCTGTTTGTTCACAATACATAACGACGGCATCGATATAAGGAATGTCTTTCATATAGACCAGTTCCTCAATCTCTAAACTAAACTTCTGTATGTCTTCGGGTGTCATTGTGATACCTCTATCATTCCGTCATGAACTTCCGCATGACAGTTAGCACATAGTATAACACATTTATGGATTTCGTCAAGTATCTTTTCGTCACTTTTTGACCACATATCCGATAAAGACATTTCCTTTTCCTTTGGATCTAAATGATGTAGATGTAATGCTCTGGAGCATTTGTCATATCCACAGACTTTGCATGAATATGTTCCAAATGTTTCTTTGATAAGTTTTTGAATATGCTGTCTGCGAGATTTCGCAAAGTCAAGATAGCAGTCTCTACATTTTGGTTTATATTTCTGCTTACCATCAACTTTACCATTACCATAAAATTCAGAGATAGGTTTTGATTGTCCGCAACATCCGCAGACTTTATAAATAGACATGCTGGCGCTCCTCTATAGCGTTAGAGTAGGCAGGGCTGCAACCCGTGGCCTACACATCTATTTAGTAAAAAGTGGTTTTTCTGTTTCGAGGAAAACCACCAAACCCAATGAACTTACGCTGCTAGAGCGAAGTCAAATGGTACATTGTCGTTTGCTGCACCTGCAATTTGCCTTTGGTCTCCTTACGACCTTACTGTATCCCGTCGAACCTGTTCGCCCCCATCAGATATACGCATTTGCGTATATTACACTTTTATACGCAAACACGTATATTTGGTGGAGGCGGTGGGAATCGCACCCACGTCCAAGAAACCTATATTTCGTCTCTCAACGACCTCGGCAATTCTATTTATCGTCTCCATCAAAGATACACTAACGATTACATCGCTGTAATAATGCCGTCGCCCTTCTTTAATCCTGTATTGAAACAGGTACCCATCTAAATGGGATTAGTGTATCTATGATGAAGACGATTACAATTCTACTTATAATGGGGCGAAGGTCTTATTGTGACCGTCGATTGATAATGTGACTGATCCAACGTAGCCACATTCTTTTGTTCCTGGAACGGAGAAATCACCGATACCATGCCAGTGGAATGAAGGAGCATTACACTCACCACCGTTAATAGAAACCAGCGAAACATTCATCACCTTCTTTGCTTTACAGTGGATGATATGGCTATCAGTAATCTTCTTATCGCATGATATATCATCCGATGCCCATGAATATGAAGACATTATACACAATAGAATACTAGCTGTCAACCTTTTCATTGATATACTCCAATAATTTTTCTCTGTCTGGTTTAATGGCCACTGTGGCGTATCCAAATTCAGGCATATAGATCACACGGTTCAATGTAACATTTCCCATATAGAACTTATCTACCTTATCCTTAATACTACCATCCGATGCCATTGCTTTATCGTCTGTAACAATATACAACATATTTCTGATTTCGTCAACCACTATTTCAAACCGATTTCTAGAATATGTGTCTTCCAAAAGTTGCACAATATCTAGAGGATTGATTTCCACATCATTGATCTTTTTGAGTCGGTTCTTTCTTACAAAGTAAAAACCTTCATCCTTTTCCTCAACAATATCTTCTGTCTCTACCACATTACCATTAGGCAGTGTTACCGTCAGCATACCATTAACTTCTTTTATCTCAAAGAATCCTGTTGTAGGCTTTCTTAGAAACTTTGGATCAAAGTCTACCGTATCTTTATCAATGTAAGGTAAAAACAATCCACCACCTGTTTCAGAACATCCGAAAACGCTGATGATCTTCTTTAGTTTACCTTTCTTGACAACATCTAACCACTTAGGATTTATAAATGTTAAGATGATCATTGTAGCATTAGGCAAACCCCTTTCCATCTTATCAATTGCTTGGATAAGGTTGTCAGTAAAGAATCCATCTGGCGAGAGTATCTTTGTTATGTTGTATTTTTCCATACATTCTGCAAAGTATGCATGTATGTCATCAACATTTTCTGTCTTATCTACCGACAAATGAAAATAATGGTTTTTACATTTCAAAAGAGTCGGAAAGAAATATACACTAAGAGATCCACCATGATTGATAGATGAAGGATGAAACACCGTATCATCTTCTTTCAGTTCCAGATGATCAACAAGAAACTTTCCTAGATCATACAAATATTCATGAGTATGATTTATGAGTTTTGGTGTGCTTGTTGTCCCACTACTGTTGCAAAGAATGATATCATCCGATGGCTGACATAAAACAGGCGTGGAGATCGATGAAATACATTTCTTTGATTCTATATGCCAATCATCATGGCTATAGTTGATGATCTTCTTAGAGTTTTCAGAGAAATGCATTTCTGATATTGTCAAAAGAGAATGATTCTGCCATGAAAACAAAACAAGAATGTCCAATGGTAGATGTGCATTGCTCTTAGGCTTCTGACATTCTTTTTCAGAGTTTGGTCTGTGTAGTGGTACTAGTTTTAGGCCTAATTCAAATGATGCAAACATCAATGCTATAAAGTTAATGTCAGATGATATTAGAAGAATGCCGATCTTATTTCCTGGAACGGCACCTTCTTCTAATAATCTTTCTTTCCAATAATTGATGCGAAGACAAAATTCGTCTTTGTTCTCTTCCTCATTAAAACGAGCATAGAACATAGATCCATCTTTGATCCAATCACGGGTAATGATTTTGTTCATTCTATCGAGTTTTCAAATTCTTCAATATGTGGACCACTTATTCCTCCAGGACCCTCACTGGCACGGACGGTTAGTTGCATCCCATACAACGCACTTACCGACGGTCGCCAATACACAACCAGACAAGCCCAAACTAAGAAACACCAATGCGACTGCTAGATATATTTTTCTCATAATCCTGTCTCCTCTCTAAACTGTTTAACCTTGCGTGCTAACTCGGGCACATAATCTTTTCTATTCTTCACGAACACCTGCGGTTCTTCGTGATCGACCGATATTAATACCACAATCTGCCTACATTGAATGCCTGTCATTTCTTCATACATCAAAGAATAACAGGTACATTGTTCAAAGTAACTTAGAATCCAATCCTCTCTCTTAGGCTTCAAGGATGTTTTGAAATCTATGATAGACGGCACTCCGTCATATTCGGCAATACAATCCACCTGACCAGCAAGGCCTAAGGCCTCACTATAAAGCATCGTCTCAATGTAATGTATATTATCAACCTTGTCAAGTATAGGAACAAACTGATTAAAGGCATGTCTCATATCAGGCATTACATCTTCGTTGAGGAATCCTTCCTGATTAGAGATATAAGATTCCATAAGAGAATGGAATTTTGTACCTCGGCGGCTTGCTCGTGCCGAGATTTTGTTCGCTTCTTCTTCCCCGACTTTTTTGCGCCACTTCTGTATGCTGTCTCCTTTGAAATGAGATAGAAAAGTAGTAACCGACGGGAGTTTAACACCATTTGGCGAGACATAATATCGTTTTCCATTATATTCTTCTCTTTTCAGATTCACCAACACGGGGTCATTGTTTATATGATTAAAAGTTTTCAATTGAAGTTGCCATTGTTTATCTCACTTTATTATAAAGTATAGGGCTGGAAAAGTCAATCTCTTCCAGCCCACTTATTTATGTTACGACAATCCCCTGTGATTGGAGCATCGCTTTATACTCTGCTTCCTTGTCTTTATTAAACTTTACCCAGAAACTCAAAGGATGACGAACACCGCCATTCTGAATAGTTGCCATCTGTTCGTTAATGTATGCCTTGAGTCCTTCTAGATATTCTTCTTTTGTCATAGTCCCATCTCCGTTTTCTGAATAATATACTCTTTCACCACACCACTTCTTACAATGTCTTCAATACCAAATTCAATATGATCGAATGATGGCATACGACGAGTTATTGTCATTAGCTCCTTGATGCCCGTCTTATCATGAGGCTTGTGTAGGTCACTCTGACGATAATCACCGCAAAAGATGATACGAGAGTTATTGCCGATACGGGTCATAACTGTATCAATCTCTTGAAAGTTCATGTTGTTACATTCATCAACAATGATAATCGAGTCATTGAAGGTGGTGCCACGAAGAAACGATGTGGTAGTAAACTCGACCAATCTTTTCATCTTCAATATGCGCCATCCGTCGCCACGACCAAATAGATCATCGCAGATTTCCTGATAGGGTTGTTCGTAAACTTCCGCTTTTTGTTTTTCAGAGCCAGGCAAAAAACCCATGTCTCTTGATGGAACGACTGAGCGGATGATAACGACCCTCTTATATGTCTGTTCTATTAACACCTCCTTTAGTGCTAGGTATGAGGATAGAAAAGTTTTACCGGTGCCGGCATAACCATGTAGCATAAGATTAGAACCTGCTTCGTATGCGTCCCACACTCTCTGTTGATTTACTGTTAGTGGTTTGATATGACGCAGTTCAAAGTGGTTTCTTTCAGCGATATTGTCATGATGTTGCTGCTGTTGGTTATTTCTTTTCGACTTTCTAGACATATATTGACCTTTGTTGTTATTGTTGGTCACATTATCATAGCAAAAAGAGGTCGCTGCCTTTTTACGGGCACGACCTCTAAACTTTTTACTGAAATGTTCTTCTGTCAGTTTAGACCTCTTTTGGAATGTCCCAACGCTTACTCGCTACAGCATCAGCTTGCGGCACTGCGGATTTGATCCTACCTAGAACATATTTTTGGAAGTCGGCTGGGGGTTTGGTGACACCGATGGATACAGGATCGACAAAGTTAGGCATTGTCACAACCTGTTCCCAATCTGGCTTATCATCTAGATATGTGTCATGTTCTGCCATCGTCATCTGGACGGTGACTTCTTCATTAGTAGTCTTATTTCGAAATGTGTAATATGGCATTTAAATCACCTGTATTCTGTATTTAGTTTTATTCAGTCGCAACAAATGTAAATCTATATGGTATAGAACTTAAAGTCAAAGGCGCCGGCTTGTGTAGAATATGATTGTCAAAAAGAATAATGCGTCCTGGTTTAAACTCTGTTGCTATTTCCACTTCACCATGTCTATTACAGAACAAAGTTTCGCCGCCCCAGTTTTTGTCCCAATGTGTATTGATATAGTATAGTAAAGTTCTCTTTCCCTTATGTGTATTGTCTGGATGATATGTGTATTCTGAAAGATGTGTCGAAAGAATCATCCAGTAGTTAGCTGGCTTAAACTTTATATCATAACGTTCAACAAGTTTTTTATATCCTTCACTTTCAAATATACCAAAGTTATAAGCATCTTGCTCACTAAATGAAGAACGGAGAAAAAAGTCCTTTCTAGATTCATAAAGACTTAAAGATGTGCCTTTGGTATGAAAGAGTGATTTGCCTGCAAAATGATGCATT